AGAGTGAACTTGGTCTCGACCTCTTCCTGGAACTCCTTTTCCCAGTTCTCATCCAGGCCGAGGATTTTCCCCGACGGCTTGGCGTTGAGCATGAAGAGATCGCCGACGATGCCGTCCTTGTGGATCGTCGCGCTGGAGGCGACATAAGCATCGTTGCGGAAGGAATCCCGCGCGCGCGCCTCGACGAACGGCTGGTCGAGGATCGTGTCGAGGTCGGCCGAGCCCAGCCCCGGTTGCCACAGCGCCATCGCCCGGTCGAACCGGCTGGCGGCTTCATAGGCGCCGCCGCCTCCGACGTTGATCCCGGGAAGCGGCTGGGTCCCGCTTACGGCCAGTTCACCGCCAGCCCCCACCGGAGGGACGCCGGCGGGGGCCGTCGGGACCGACGGCGCGGGAGGGGGCGGCGCGCCGAGCAGGGCGTCGATCTCGATCTCCGCGATGCTCACAGCCACAACCTCATCGGCTGGCTGGCGCGCGGCGCACAATGGGGATCGGCGGCGAGCGCGATCCGGTCGGAAAGCTCCTGGATGTAGGCTTTCAGATTCCCCTGAGAGGCGAGATTATAGGTGATCTGTTCGCCATTGCTGTCACGCGCGGTGACGACGGCGGTGCCGGTCGCCAACTTGTGGTAGGCGAGAGTGGCCTCCGCAAGCAGTTCCGCGTCGCTTGGCAATGTCGTGGTCATCGGGGGAATCAGCCCATCTCTTCACCTAGACTTTTGAGGCTATGCACACGCTCTTGGTGAATTTCAAATCTTTTGTTGACCTCGCCGGCGAAAACAAGATCGTTCCGATCCCATTCGTCAGCCCAGCCGGGCGGCCGATCCCAATCGATCTTCTCCACCGTCGGTGAGACCTGGGCGGCGCTGAGCCCCATGGCGATCGCGTAATAGAGAAGGTCGAAGGCCTCGTTGCGCTTGCCGTGCGGGGCCTTCCAGCCGGCGTCGGTGCGGGTCTCGACGGTCAGTTGGGCATAGAGGAAGTCCGGCGCCCACAGGGGGAAGTGGACCATTCCGCCCTCGGGTATCTCGCGCCCCAGCATCGCGCTCGCCTGATCCTTGACCAGGTTCGAATTGATGAAGAGGACCGGAACGTCGCCGCGGGACCCGGAGAAGCGGTCCTTCCGCTGCGAGGTATCGGGATAGTCGCGCCGCACCCGCGGCGCCGAGCGCGGCGTCGGCTGGCCCTTCAGCAGTTGAAAACGCTTGTGATGGCCCGGGCCCTGGTCGCGCAGCCGCCGCCAGAAGGCATAGGCCTGGGCCGTCACCCCGGCGCGGCCGCCGGAGTCGCAGCCGACCGCCTTGATCATCATTCGCCGGCCCGACCCGTCGGCCAGGGGATAGGTCTTCTCGATCACCGCGCTTTCGAGCAGGCCCCAGTCTTCGGGATAGGCGGCCGGATCGAGGACGCAGCGCTCGCCGGACTCGTCCAGGCGCTCCGACTTGCGGATCTTGAACATGTCGATGATCCAGACGTCGCCGCCCCGGCCGATCCCGTGGACCTGGACCACGAAAGCGAATTTCTGCACATCGACGGTGGCGATCAGGAAGCGCACGCCCTCGGCCACGACCGGCGCATCAGCCGAACCGCCCCAGTCCTCGGCCCGGGCCTTCAGCGCCTCGGGCAGGCGCTCGGCGGCGATCGACTTGGGCAGATAGGCCTCGCCCTGGTCGGTATTGACGGTGGTCTTGAGCGCCTCCTCGGCCCCGGTCTTCCTGAATTCCTCGACCGCGTCGAGATAATGCAGGACGATCGATTTCCAGGTCTGGAAAAGCGCCGCCGGGCCCTTCAGCCAGAACGAGGCGATGTCGGTGCGCCTGGCGGTCCCGACCACGGAGCCGTCGGCGAGCCATTTCTGGCCTTCCTTGATCCATCGGCCGCCGCGGTTCAGTTGATCCTTCAACTCCGGGCCGAGGATGCAGCCGGCCGACGGACAGACGATCACCGCCTTTTCCGCCGCCTCCATGTGGTCGGCGGTCTTAGGCCAGGAGAGATTGCTGAACGAGGCCTCGAAGGGCTCGTCGCAATGGGGGCAACGCCAATACCAGCGCCGGCGATCGCCGCGATTATAGAGCGCGAGGATGCCCTGCGTCGGCGGCGCTTCATGCGGAGTCGCGGGCGTCCAGGTCGAATCGGTGATCTCGAAACCGGGCGAGGACTCGGCGACGCACATGCCATAGCGGCGGAAGCTCTCGGCGCGCTTTCGCGTGAGGTCGAAGGGCGAGCCCTCGCCGTCGACGTCCTGGTCCATCCGGTCATAATCGGCCAGCCACAACCGCGGGATCGTCTTGCCCGAAAGCTCGCTGATCGTGGGCCACTTCACCAGCAGCCGGGTCCCGGCGAGGAACTTCTTGTCGTGGACATTGTCGTTCTGGCGCCCGGGGGTGAGGCGCCGACCGATCTCGGGCGAGTGGCGGAAGACCTTGGCGAGATCGCCCTGCGACCAGTCCCGGGCCACGTTCTGGGTCATCAGGACCATCATCATGTCGGCCGGATCGCAGATCGCCGTGTAGCCGAGGTAGTTGAAAAAGAGGTCCGATTTGCCGCAACGTGCGGGTCCGACGAAGATCTCGCCCATGAAATGCAGGCTCGTCATCTCGTCCATCGGCTCGACGAGATAAGGGGCCATTTGGTTATCCCACATGCCGACGTAGGAGCCGGGGTTGTTCAAGCGCCGGTATTTCTCCGCCGCCTGGCTGACGCTCAGCCGCTCCGGCGGCCGCACCGCCTCGGCGGTGGCGACGACCATCTCCTCCAGCGTGCGGAAAGGTTCTTCGCGGCGGCTCATCCTAGAAGCCGGTCATCAGCAACGCGATCAGCCTCGCTCTCGAGGAACGCGGCGATGAACTGGGTCGCGGTTTCCGCGTCGATGGCATTGCCGTAACCATGCAGGCGTCCCAGACGGGCGGGAGCCGCATCAACCAGCGGGAATGTTCCGGACTCAACAGGCCTGATCCGCCCGTCGTGACAGAGGAGCCAGTCACATCCGACAAAGGGGCCTGCCGCGCCAAAGTGAGACCCCGCGAGGCGTAGTGCGCGGCCATCGAAGGTCCACGGTCCGAGCGGTAGTCCCTCGCTTGCACCGTCACCCACCCCGCCAGATAGACTTGATCCTCTAGGCGGCCCTTCCGATCGAACATCCTCTCTGGATTGCCCGCTGCGTGCCCTCCCCTCTGCGTCGCCCAACCCGCGAACCGTGCGGCGTCCGTCAGGGTCGTTCCCGCGCTGCGCCCGCTCTCCGTCGAGTAGGCCGCCGATCCCGAACTCGCTGCATCCTGTCTGGTCGTCGTTGGCCAACCCGCCAGCGCCACAGTCCTGCGAGAACTGTCGGTGTTGCCCGCTTCGTTGTTGCCATTCTGAGCCGGAGTTCCGGCCATCGGCGATGGCCACCCCGCCAGCGCCGCCACGCTCCCCAGCGTCACCGTCGCTTTCGAGCCGTCCGGCCGCCGGCCAGCCGCCGAGGTCCCTGGGGGCGCGATCTGCCCACCGCTCGGCGTCGTGGGCGTCGGCCACCCAGAAAAATCGCTGGCGGATATGCGCGCCGCCGAAGCCCGCAGCCGGTAAATCAACCGCTGCGAAGGCGTAGGCGAGACCTTCCAGGTCAGCCGCCACAAGATCGAGCCACTCACCCGCGCTTGCAACCTGTTCACCAAAGACGCGATCAGGCCGGCGCTCGCCGATGAGCCGAAACCAGTGCGGCCAGAGGTGTCGGGAATCATCGAAGCCGCCGCCTTTGCCGGCCATGGAGAAGGGCTGACACGGGCACGAACCCGTCCAACAAGGCCGATCGTCTGGCCAGCCGGCGCGTCGAAGGGCATGAGACCAGACTCCTATTCCGGCGAAGAAATGACATTGCGTGAAGCCCGCGAGGTCGGCGCCGCGGACCTCGGTGATCGAGCGCTCATCGACGACGCCCGGCGCGATGTGGCCCTGGGCGATCAGTTCGCGCAGACAGGCCGCCATGCGCGGGTCGTTCTCGTTGTAGAACGCGGTCATCCGAGGAGGTCTTCCTCCTCGGGCGTGGCGTCGAATATCCCGGCGTATTCGGGACTGGCCTCGGTGATCGTCTCGCCGGAATCGAGTTGGCTGTAGGACGCGCCGCCCTGGGGCATTTCCACCAGGCGCGCGTGCATCCCGGTTTGCAGCGCGTCGATCTGGGCCAGCAGGAGGGCCCGCTGGTCGGGATCGAGTTGCACTTTCTGGTCGATATTATCGACCCAAAGTTGGATTTCGCTTTTCAGGCTCTTGAACACCTCGCCCAGCACCTCCAGCACCTTTTCGGTGCGCCAAAGGTTGCCGGCGTGTTCCTCCCAGATCTGGCGCTTGCGCTGCGCCGACCAGTATTGATCCTGCAAAAACGTCGGCAGATCGCCGACCTTCATCCCGCGGAAGAACGCCGCCACCGCGCTTGGCGGCGGCTTGGCGAGATAGCGGGCCGCCTCGGGGAAGTCGTAATAGTTGCTGCCATTTTCGGTCCGCAGGATCTGGCAGTTCGCCAGGCGCGTCTTGACCGTCCGGCTATCCATCCGGAAGGCGTTGACGAGCCAGGACAAATTGACCCCGCGATGGGTCTCGACCCAATCCCCGGGATCGCTCGGCGCAGGCGTCTTCGGGCGCTTCATCGGGCCATCTGCGCGCGCTGCCAATCGGTGATCTCGGAGTCGATCCAATAGGAGATGCGGCAACCGTTCTTCCGCGGCGCCGGGAAATCGCCGGCCTCGATCCGCCGGTAGAGCGCCGAGCGGCTCATACCGACGCGCGCGAGAACCGCCGGGAGGCGCAGAAAGCAGATCATCGGCGCAGCCCCCAAAACGGTTCCTCCTGAGACGACCTAGACCCTTATAATCACTCTTTGGTTGATTGTGAAAGCGCTTTCCGCCGCAGTTGACAGGATGCAACGAACGCGAGAATGTGCGGCCGATGCGAAAGCTCGGCTATCTGCTGCTGGTCCTCGGTCTCGTCGGAATCCTGGGAAGCTTCGCCTTCCCGGTGACGGTCGAAAATCTTGCCGCGCACGAGAGCCTGTTGGCCAGCATCCGCGGGATGACCGAAGACGAGGCGCGCCCGATCATTGCGGAGATGGTCTCGATGCCGACCGCGACGGTCAATCTCGACAAACTGGCGCTGCGGATGATGCTCGAGGTCGCCAGCGCGGCGGTGATGATCGCCGGCGCCGTCCTCACCCTAAGAGCGCCAGATCGTCCAGCCAGTCCGCCCACGCCTGCATCATAGAGGCGCGGCCCTCGAGATATTCGGCGGCGTTGTAGGCGCGGCGGACCTTGTCCTTCTCGACGTGGGCGAGTTGGCGTTCGATCCAATCGCGATTCCAACCTTGTTCGTTGAGAATGGTCGAGGCCGTGCGCCGGAATCCATGGCCGGTCATCTCGGTCTTGTCGTAGCCCAGCCGCCGCAGCGCGGCGTTGATCGTGTTGTCGCTGATCGGGCGCCCGCCGCGCAGTCCGGGGAAGACCAGATCGTCGCTCAGCCGGGCCTGCCAATGCGCGCCGAGGATCTGGACGGCCTGGGCCGACAGGGGAACCAGATGCGGGCGCCCGTCGATCTTGCGCCCCTTCATCCGCTCGCCGGGGATCTT